CGGTGGGTCGACGAGTTTGTGGACAGCACGGATGTCGGTCTTGGACATCTCGTTGAGCATCTTGATGTCGGCCAGCGCGGTCATGGCCGGCGAGCGCCCGTAGACCTCCTCGGGCGCGGTCACGTAACGCGCGATGCTGTACGGGAAACTGGTGAACCCACCCTCGGGGGCCATCTGCATCTTGTCGGGCACGGACAGGTAGTACGACGCCCACGGCTTGCCCCGGGCGTCCGCGCGCCCGCTGTCGTAGTCGGTACGCGGGGTGACGACGTGCAGGAACTCGAACACCTCGTTCTGGCGACTCGGGTTCTCCAGTGCCTTGCGCACACGTTCGGGTAGGTTCTCCACACCCCACCGCTGCGCCGCCTGACGCGCGGTGTGCTTGAAGCAGCGGTACACCGAGTCGATGATCCCCTGATGGTTCTCCAGAAAAAACGTGTCGCGCAGGTTCACGCAGCGGTAGCGCAGGCCCACGCCGGCCATGAAGTCGATGAACAGGGAGCCGGTGCCGAAGGCGCCCATGCTGATCCACCGCTCGAAGTTCTGCCCGGCGAAGTTGGCCTTCGGCGAGTTGCGCATCGAGTGCGTGATGTTGTTGACCTGGTAGAACCAGTCCTGCACCGCGAACTGCCGGTTCAGGGCCTCGTCGGTCGTGCGCAGGTTGTGCCACTTGGACTGCCGCGGCGTGAGCATGGAGTCCATGACCGAGGCGAAGCGGTCCAGGGCGATCTGGGGCCGGGAGTCGAAAATCTTCTGGGACTTCTTCTCGCCATCGGTGCGGGCGCCCAGGAAACCGATCTGCCGCGGGAGCACGCGCTCAGCGATCTCCTCCCAATGGGATTCCCAATTGCCACGGGACCCCTTGAGGGAGTTGTACCGATGGCACATGTCTTCGATTTTGCTCATGGCGTCAATGCATCCATGGTGATGCACTCAAGTGTGCCGGCAGCCACCAGCGTTTGAATTGCAGCGGCCAGCGTTTGCAGCCTGTCCGTCTCGATCTGGATCGTCGTCGTCGCCGCGCCGCGCCCGACCACCTCATGCAGAACCAAAATGCTGTCCAGCCCGGCAGCGGCGACATACTGCATACGCGCCACGATGGCATCAATGTTGGTCGTCTCTGTGGCATCGTCCGCCGTGCTTGCGGCTCCTGCGTACCTGTGCCCGAGCGTGTTGATCAGCAGGTTGTGTTTCCCGGCTGACACTGCCGGCGCGCTGACGTATCGAGCCGTGAGCACATCGGCCAGCCGTGCCACTCGGAAACCCGCGTTCCAAGCCAGATCGAGGAACGCCGGATCGCCATCGGTGCGCGTCCATTCGCCCTGCGGCCACACGTAGCACTGCGCGCCGCGTGCGTTCGTGAGATTGCGAGACACCAGCCAGTCACGATTGGCTTGCATGTCCGCAATAGCAGCAGCATCTGTTGCGTGAGTGTCGAACAGGTTGCCACTCCCGCCGACAGGACCATGCGCCACGCACATATTGCCCGCGTCGACAAACCTGCGCAGCTTTGCTTCGGTCGTGAAATACGAGGTAGCGCCCACCCGGTCAGCGATTACCGCCGCCGTCGCCGGGATTCCGTAGCGGTTCAGAATCTGCATGCCAACATCCATGAACGACGCAGCCCCATCATCAGCCACCACTACCAGCCGGCCCTTGCGACGACGCAGCCCGGCATGCAGCGAACGCAGGCGGATCGTCACCGTGGAGCCGTTGGGCACTGTCATGCGCACCTTGGCGATGGTCCATGCCTGCTCGATGGAGTCGCGCGAGAACCCGGTTTTCGTCCACTCGGTGTAGGACGATGGCGCACCGATGGTGCCGGTATGCCCGCGCCAGCCGGTGGACGACGAGGCCGACATGCTGCCAGTCGTTGAACTGATAGCCGTCGCGTAACTGGTCGTGCCAAGGTACACAGTCGCCGAAATGCCCGTGTTGATCGTGTCGGAGCGCCATTGCAAGAGCGCCGAGTCCGCCGAGATCGGGGCAAATGCGGGCACATTGGCCTCGACGTAGTTGGCCGATCCAGCAATTCCGGTGATCGTGTAGTAGCGCCATTCCTCGCCGTCGATCGTCTCGACGCCAGATGCGTCCAGCGTTGCCCCGGCGCCGGCATTGGTCGTCAGCGTCTGACCATCGCCGGGTGCGAACAGTGCGACCCCATACAAGGGAAGCACCGGGTCACGCACAGCACTCGTCTCGGTCCACGACACCACGCTCCCCGAGTTCGACTCGTTCTCGACCACCACCGTCCCACCCATCGGGTAAGGCCCGTAGGTCACAACCCCCGGTAATCGAAGGTTGTGTACTCGTGATGCATTGCCGCCCAGACCCGTCGCGGACACGGTGTAGGGGGACTCGGTGATGGTGGCGCGACAGTTCGGGAGAAGCGTCACTGTCACAGTGGACGCAGGTGCCAAACTGAGTATGCGGGACTGACCCGCTACGAGTGTGCCAGTGGATGTTGAAGTGCCCATAATCAGTCCTCAGTACCTCGGATCACGGTTGCCGAGTTGTCCGAACAAGAAGACCCCCGAGGGTCTGTGATGGGTGGTCAGTGATGCATTGACATTCCAGAGCAGTGCCCCATGAACACCCTTCCATAATACCCCACCGGGGTCAGTGAGTTCGGTTCCACCCGCATCATAGACGCACCACTGGCGCCCGTCAAACTGCTTGCGACCACTCAGAATGGCGAGAATCGTGTCCTCGGTGGCCATCAGAACAGTGCGTCAATGCGCCTCAATGCACCACCGGAGTAGGGGACAGTGCCTGCGGCATCGGCCCAGGCGTTCGTGGTGTAGAGCACCGTGGTGCCATCGTCGTCGTAGAGCGTGAAGGTCCCGGTGGTCGGGTTCAACTCCTGCCGATTGGCCAGGATCTTGAGGATCAGGTCCAAGGTGCCGCCAGGGGTCGAGAGCACCACATTGTCGAGGGTGTGGGCATGCAGCGCATCGGCCACCGCTAGGTAGGTGTCCAGCGTCAGCGTGGTGTTGTCCAGCGCGTGGGCGTGCAGCAACTCGGCAACCGTCAGGTTCACACCACCCAGGGTCAGCGTCACACCGTCGAGGGCGTGTGCGTGCAGCATATCGGCCACGGCCAGGTACGCCTGGCTGGTCAGCCCGACAGCATCCAGCGCATGCCCGTGCAGGCTGTCGGCCACGGTCAGCGACGTGGCGCCGGTCGTGGACAGCGTGACGTTGTCCAGGGCGTGGACGTGCGCACTGTCAGCGACGGCAAGCGCGGTGCCGGTCGACAGGGTCGGCGCGTCCAGCGCATGCGAGTGCGCCATGTCCTGCACTGCCAGCGTGGTGCTGGTCGTCAGGACTGCGTTGTCGAGGGTGTGGGCGTGGCTGGAGTCGGGGACGGTGAGGTTGGTTGCACCACCGCCAGCCGCCTTGAACGTCGCAATCGTGGTCGAGCACGAATTGCTCGATGACCATGACCACGAAGGGCTGCGCGCCGTCGCCGTAGTCTGGATCTCATACGCAAGCCCGATGCCGTAACTCGTACCGCCGATGATCGCCGCCGTGTCCAGCATCGTGCCGACACTGACCGACAGCGCCGAACTTGCATACCCGCATCCGTAGATGACAAGCTCGTTGTTCTCGCTCGGCGTCACAGATCCGGTCGCCAGCGAGGTGCCGGTCAGAGTCGTGGCGCCGGTCTCTTGGTCATATGGACTAGTTGCCGTGCCGGAATATGCCGCAATCGCAATCGCCGCAAAACTGTTCGTTCCCGTCGCGGAGAATGTGTGACTCGCGCTCGTCGTCGGGGCGGCGCAGTAGTACATCTGCGACCGCATGTTTCCGGTCAAAGGGCGCGCAGTCAGTGCCGTCCATGTATTGCCCTGGCTGTCCGCAAACGTCGACGCCGCGCTCCCTGTGAAGTCCGCTACATACGCGACAAGCAGGCTTGCGCCCGTCGTGTCAATCGCTGGGCTGGTTCCACTCCCCCCGGAATTGCCCTGCTTGTAGGTATGGCTTAAAAGCGCGATGGTCATTTGAAATCAACGGCATAGCGCAAATCAAAAGGCGGCGAGTCGGTGAAGTAGATCGGATGCAACCGCAGACGGCGGCTCTTCCCGGGCGGCAGCCAGAACGTAGTGACGCCCTCGGCAATCTCCTTGATCGGGTTGCCGTTGATGTCTCGTTCCTGCTGCACGCCGCCGAACGCCGAGAACTGCCCATAGAAGTTCCACCCTGCCCCACTGTCCACGAACAGCACCCAACACACCCCGCCATCGGGCCATTTCAGCGGATCGGCCGATGTGCTGCGCTCGACAACAAACAGCGCCTGCTGCGCACCGTCTGGAATGGCGATCTGCTTTTTAGGGGGCAGCTTTTCAACCGGATCGACATAGACAACTGCCGACACCGACAGCGCCGGTTTCGTTGCCATGATTAGCTCGGATCAGCGACTTCGTCATCAAACGCCGGGATATTCACCGTGTTCGACCCGTTGGCCGTGAGCGCCTGGCTGGTGCAGGTCGTGACCCAACGCAGCGTTGTGTCGCCGCTCTTGGTGCCTGCGATGTGGGTGGCCGTGCCGCTGGTGTCGATCATAACCCCAGACTGCGCAGCAACCGTGAGCTTGCGCCCGTTCGTGTCGCCGTTGGCAATCGTGAAATCGCCGTTGCCGTCGCCCGGGGTCACCGCCACATCGGCCAGCGAGTAGGTGGTGATTGCTTCAGTGTAGGTGGTAGGTTGCGACGAGCAGACGTTGATCTCGTCGCAGTCGGCCAGGTAGGCCAGCATCGCGTCGAGCGCGGCATCGGCGACAAATTTAGCCACGGGTCACCCCCTTGTGCTTGTGCCCGACGTTCTGCACGTCCAGCGTTACAGGATCGGCCGGGGCCAATTCAGGCGCAGGCCCGTCGACCTCCTTGGCCCAGCCGTTCTTGATGAAGTACCCAGCAACAGCGTCCGGGACCGTGAAGATGTCGCCCTTCTCGAAGGACTCGCGGCCCTCCTTGAACGGCATCAGGCATTCGATTCGCATGTGCTCTCCTATGCTGCGGCAATCACCGCGAGTTTGAGCCCCGGGGTGATCGCACCGAAGTACTCGGTCGATCCCGCAAGCATGGGCATGTGGTTGGTTGTGGCGGTGGGGTTGGTCCCGAAGACGATGTGACAATCGGCATCGGTGTGCAGCCGGATGAACAGTGTCCGGTCGTCGAACTCCGAACTCTGGGTGCTGGTGGAAAACGAGAGCTTCTGCATGGCCACGGCCGGCTGCATGCCGACCTGCAACTGCGCCCCGGACTCACTGTTCCCGCTGGCCTGGAACTCGGTGATGTAGAGGCTGGCCACACGTCATCCCCCCAGGAGCTTCTTGGTCGCGGTCATGGGGGTCTGGGCCTGCTCCTCGGTGCTGGTGAGCATGGTGGCAGCGCGCCCGCTGGCGGCTCGGGCCTTCATGCGCTGGGCGTCGGCGGCAGCGGCCACAGCCGGAGTCGCAACTGTCGGTGTCACTGCCGCCGCTGCCGGGGTCTTGGGCTTGCTACCAAATAATCCAGACATGGGCGCACTCCTTCAAGTTGACGCGAATATATCATACTCACTGTCTGCAACCATATTGCGCATCCGGTTCACACGGCGCGCAGTCGCTGCGTCCATGCGACTCACTGGCTCTGCGAACGTGAGAGCCAGTGCATCCCCGTCGTCGGGGCTGGCCAGCCCGCGCTTCTTCATCGCGTCCTTGGACTCCAGCTTGATCTGCCCCTTGAGGTGCAGTGCGTACTCGGGGCCGGTGAGGTCGTCGATCAGCGACTCCTCGTTGTCGATGCACCCGTGCATCAGCCAGTCGCGCATCTCGCCCCACATCTCGGCCCTGCGGTTGAGGTACTTCTCCTCGTCCCGGGCCTTCTCGCCCGACTGCACCTCGATCACTCGGTAGCCCAGCATCTTGAGCCGGTCGACCACGCCTCCGCCGACCCCACCACCGTCAATGAACACGGCGTCGGGCTTCAGGCGTTCGATGGCGGTGGCCGCCTCGGTGGCCAGGTCCATGGTGTTCTTGCCCCGGAACCGCATGGGCTTGATGGTGCGGGCGTCCCTGCCGCGCCGGAACCGGAACACCGACTCGTCATCCCCGAACCGCGCCACGTCGATACCCATGGTCAGCGGCGCTCCGTCGTCGGGGACCAGTTCGCGCTCGGCTGCGTAGCTGACCACCTCACGCCCGATGAACTGGTTGCTGCCG